TTTCTAAATATGAAAGTTCAAAATTCCCATGCCTATCCGCAAGCATAGCAGCGCCAAGAATTCCAGCATACTGATCCGCCAGTTGAATACCCGAATTTGTATCAGCGTTAATCCATTTAGGTTGATCGCTTAGATTATAATAATTACCCAATCGCCAGCTCTTCTTTTGAAAATAACTCAAAGTAATTAAATGATTAAATCTTTTTACATGTCCAAACCGCACACAAACCTTTGTCTTTAATTCATCAGCCTGTTTAAGAATACGCTCAAGAGTATAAGCTGCAACAATATTATAGAATTTCGCATGGTCGTCAGGCATAGTCTTTTTATCAGAAATAACATAAATTACCGTAACTCCTTCAAGCTTCGCTAACTCCTGTGCTATATACTTTCTTGTTTCATGCGCTCGGCAGTGTTTTTTCCAGTGGAGTGCAATCTTTAGCGGAATACCATATTCACTTTTTATATTGGTAATACAATCTTTAACCTTTTGCTGAACCGAAGCAGGGAATACAACAGCAGCCATAGCAAAATATTCAGAGGACTTTCCGCTATGCCCCCTGTCACCAATCTCATCAACAAAAGCAAGTAGTGTTTCGTTTTTCATTTTGTATATCCTCTATCTGCTCATCATGTTTTTTTCTGTTCAATAACCAAGCATATAATAAAAGTAATAAAGGGGGAAGTCTCCCCCTCGCTTCAGCCTTGCTCCACAATGTAGGAAGTTTTGCACAGCAAAACTCTAGCAATCGTAGATTGCAAAAGACACGGAGAGCCTACGGCTCGGAGCAAGTCTTACGCTACCCCCTCTCCTAGGGCTGCGCCCTAAAACCCCTAGAGCAAAGCAGGTAAAAATTGCTACCGCAATTTTTTCTATTAGTTCAGTCCTTGTTGATGTTATCCCACAAAACAGGGGGTGATTTGTTCTCAATGGTGTTTTGAGCGCACCCCCTGCTAAAGGCGAAGGGGCGCTACAGCCCAAAACACAATAACAAATCACCCCCCTGCCGTTCAGTGGGTTTTTGTTAAAGGGCGCAATTTCGGGTTTTGTAGTTTCCTTCATATACCTTCGTTATTTGTAAGCGTGGGTTACTACAATTCAGGGGGTGTAATATGTCATTACACTATCAGGTAAACACAGATTTTTCTTTCACAAAAGGAAAACTGTCTTTAATCGGTTTGTCTATCAATAGTACGCAATCAGCTTGTACTACTATTCCACAGCAAATAGACATTTCATTATTAAAAACTTTTCGCATATTCGGCACGTTATCGGAAGCGCAAAATTTCATTACGCATTTACAACAAGTCTATCCAGAAAGCGTAAATTTACCCATCGAAATTGACAAAGGGCAAAAAGATTTATTTACAGGGGGTTCACAATGATTTTTTTCAAAGAATGTAAATCTATCGAAGAAGCAAAAAAGCTCTATCGCAGTTTGCTAAAAAAACATCATCCAGACCACGCAGGACAAGAAGGCGAAGCCATCACAAAAGAAATTATCGCTCAATTTAACGCTTTCTTAAAAAGTTTTATGTCTAGTTCTTTTAATTCTTATTATGAAGATAAAGACTGGAAGCCAGACCCAGACAGCGTTACACCATTTCAAGACATACTGCAAAAAATAATCAATCTTGAATGTGAAATAGAAATAATCGGGTATTGGATTTACTGCTTTAATTCAAGAGAAGTAAAAGAACAGCTAAAAGAAATGGGCTTTTGGTTTTCTGGTAAACACAAGGCTTGGATTTTTTCTGGTAAAGCAAAAAGAAATATCACAAGCAGGGAAACATTAGACGAAATAAGAGCAAATAAAGGCAGTCATAAAGTACAAAAAGAACAAAAAGAAAACTATCCGCTACAAGTTGCAGTCTAAAAAAACTATAAAATGGCACGGATGCCATTTTATAGTTAAGACGGCTATCAAATTAAAAAATCCTTCACTATTGATGTCAAATATCGCTGCTCTTGTTGAGAGCCGTTTATCAGCGGTTAATTACCTGAACCCCCACCAGCTGCAGCCTTAGTTTTCATTACCAAAATATTGTCTTTTGGTCTTGTTACTAAAAATCCGTCTCGCTTCCGGAAGCGCAAGAAAAGCTCGCCATATTCCATACTTTCCGTTGTGCCGTCAAACTTTTTAATTTCAATTCCTTTGCGGTTTCCGTGTTGTATTCTTTTTGGGTTCATAAAAACAGCAAAAGGAGTATTCGCTTTGATGTCCGCAAATTGAGGAAGTATCGAAATTTCGTGATACGGATACAAGTCTAAACGCCCGGGCATAGCTTCAGTAGGTCTGCGCCAAATCGGTCTGCCTGTATTATCTTCGATGTTGGCAATATGGTTTAATACAGTTTCATTGAGGAACCAGCAGCAATCTTTTCTTTCTTCGGGTTTGATTTTGAAAACAGCGTCTCTAAAATCCTTCCAAGTCAAATCATTGATAGAATTAATCGAATGATCAATAACATTATCACAAGCCATTGCGCCAGTGAACGGATCATCATCAGCAAGCAAACATTGCTTGTCAAATTCCTGTCCGTAAACTTCGATAAACTCATCAATAAACATTTGCCCCAAATCAACAAATACATCTTCCTCAAACTCATCAAACCACGGAATGTAGCCTGCAAGGGTGTAGGCTTTAAGCTCGACACGCTGCGCACCTTCGGGCTTGCTTCCTTCGATTTTCTGACCATAGGCAGTAAGCCATTTTAATTGAACACCGCCTCTGTCTCTTGTAGGCAAAAAGATTGATGAACCAATCATCGGTCGATGTCTTACCAAATTCATCATTACAGATTTTTTGGCGGCATCCTGCATTATTTCAGTTTCATAAATCGGATTGATTAAGAATTGGTCATTAGTTGACATATTCCCCATAGGTTCGCCAAGCGGTGCTTTTGAAACCTGACTAGGGGTCAGATGCCAGCCTTTTTCACTAAAGGTTACATCTTTTGGATTAAGCCAGTTATCCGACTTGTTGTTAGGTGTAAATGACAAATCCGCAAGAGCTTTATTGTTCCCCGACCACGCCGCAGAAATTCCCTTGCCAAGATTGTAAAGAAGTTCACGCCTTGTCAATTCACGAGGACTTGAAGCCTGCGCCTTGATTTCTTCCCTTAAAGATTTAACGGTCGATTTCAGTGCTTCAACTTCTCCTATTTCCTGCGCCGTATAAGTCTCAATGCTTTTTACAATACCTTCAAGAATAATTTCTTTTTCCTGAAAGTAAGCCGTAGCGGTTTCTGTGTTTGTGAAGCCAGTATCTTCGATTTTTTTCATCTTTTTTAACTGACTTCTGACCGCTTCTAAATGTTCATTTGCCATATTTTCTCCTTACAAATTATTTATTAACCCACCCCAAAAATTAGGGTGTTTTAATTCTTGTGTTTGTTCCTCTTTGGCTTTTTCAATGTTCTTTGCCAACGCATAAGGATTAGCAGGAACATTGCAAATAGAAAATTCTAAAAGTTCCTGTTTTCTGAAAATTAGTGATGTTCCGTCTTTGCTTTCATCTTTTGACGGTATTTCAATTTCAATGACACGAAAGCCCACAGAACCTGCTCTTATTACTCCTGCTTTTACACGCTCTCCAATACTCCAACCGAAGGGGTCAATTTCTTTCTTGTTAAACACCACAAGACCGTGTAAACCGTTCTCATCGAACGTTAGGTTTTGTATTTTACCGATTGCAGGAATATCGTATCTGTGCGCCCATTCAACAACAGGATTTTGCATATAACGCCTAAAATCCCAACCTTTCGGGTCTATCCTTTCTCCGAAGCGGTCAAGGTCAAAAGTTGAAAGTGTCCACGGATAACCTTCCTCTGTTTCTGTTTCCGCAGTTAAACAAAAAGGAACAGAAGCAATAAGTTCGATATCCTGTGAAACTTTTTGTATTCCTGTTGTTTCGCTTTTAATTCCCAAATATTCAAACAGCACCGAAACATTACCTGTTTTAATTTCTCCGCTTGCGGTTTTCAAACCGATTGTTCTTATTATCATTTTTTCCTCCTGAAAGTCTTTTTTCCACTTGTGGATTTAACTCAAAATTACTGCCATAAAATATCATTTCGTCTTTATCAATCAAATTTATTTTTAATGCAGTTCTAATAAGTTCGTTTTCATTGCGCACACACAAAATGTTATATATTTCTCTTTTATGCGCTTCTATTGTTCTCCAAGAACAATGCAAAGTATTAGCAGCTTCAATAACAGAAAATCCATTACTGATAAGTCTTGCAACTTCTTCCTGTCTGTCTGTTATTTTTTTTGCTTTTGGTAATAATTCAGAACGCAAGCTAATTCTTTCCTGAACAGAAGCTGAAATAAATATTTTCCCGTCACGAATACAAACAAGTCCTTTGTTAAATTGTTCCAAGCCATCCCAAAAACTAACGTAAGAATGTACGCCATTAGAAATAAACTTCATAGCAAGGTCAGCAGGAAATTCTGACATTGAAATAACAGCAATATTTAATTTTGGAAATTTCTGTAAAAGCAAGCTCATCATATACGGCGTAGCAGATTGATAAAAAATAGCGTCCATTAAAATAAGTTTTGGTTTCAAATCAAAAATAATTGAGTTCAAACCGTCTTTGTCAACATCAGTAGTTGTAACATTATTAAATCCGAGAACTTCGATTTTACTTTTATAATACTTGTGGAGATTAACAGCCCTTGTAACAATCAAAGTTCCTCCTGTCATTATTCACCTTCCTTTTTGTCAGGTTTATAATCACCAAGAGAAATTAAATTTTTCGGCTTATGCCAAACATTGCCCCAAGGTTTAGGTTCTTTACCTCTTTCGGCTAACACATCATTGATAGTTTTTATTCCAGCGTTAATCTCAGCAATATCCCTGCGGCTCTGCGCATCTTCATTTTCCGCAAGTTCTGGAATATCCCATAAGTCAAATCTACCTGTTTCTTTAATGTTAAAGCGAATAAAAAATTGACTTTCGATTATTTGTTCAAATTGGCGTAACAGCGGAATAAGTGTATATTGCCAAAACGCCGAATGTTGCTCTTTTGTATCTTTACCGCTTAAAGCCGTTGACTTGTCTGATATATTAGCAACTCTAGGCGGTATACCGTATTTCGCAAGTATGGTATACAAGTTCCAGCGTTTCAGTTCAAAGAGTTTTACAACATCAGGATTAAAACTTAACGCTTCAAAACTTGTACCCTTGCCAAGTACCGCAATTTTACGACCTGCTTTTACTGCGCCATATTTATTTTCCCATCTTCTTTCCAGTGCGTCAGCTTCTTCTGGTCTTAAAGTTTGGTCTGTTTTTAACAAACCCTGCGGAATGGCGTTATTTTTTAATAATGTTGAGTTTGCTTTATTTGCAAAATAATCTTGTTCAAGTTCAAGTGATAATGAAACAAGCGGATTAACACCACGGACAGGGTTCCACGGGTTCCAGTCTCTAAAGTGGATAATCTCATCAGAAAAGATAGGTACAAGTTCAGTACCAGAGTGATAAAACCAGCGGCGTTTTTTATTAAAGTGATCACTTTGCACCATTCCTTCACCCTCAAGTTTCATCTTTCGGGGATTTAGAATGTGCAGTTGTTTCGGCAGTCCGCCAGAGTAATCAGCTCCGAACCACCAGAACGCCTCTCCCTCCAATAACCACCACGCCGCAGTTTCCTTCCACAGATCATATCTAGAAAGATACTCATTCGGTCGATGGAATAAAGAAAAGAGAGTGCCGCTTTTTAATTCAACCCCATCTTTTTCGAGAACGAAATCCGCACGAGCAATATTGCGAATTAAAATGTTAATCGCAATATTTACCCATGCGTTGCAAAGATAGGTGTCTTTGAAGGTCTCACTATAAAAGTTACAAAAATCATCATCAGCGGTCAAGGAAAACAATGTATCAGAGTTACCTTTTGTTTTTATTTCGTTATCTGAAATATGTCGCTGTGAGTTATTATTTATACGCCTGCTGTTGGGTAACAACCAATCAAATAGTTTCACGATAGAATTACCCCTTGCTGTATGTCTGAAAATATCGCATAACGTAAAGCGTCAAGATAATGGTCATTAACCTTTACAATCTCTCCTGCTTCGTTTCTGCAGTAATCCCATATTTCAGACAGCACACCATTGCACCGTTCACAAACAAAAAATTGACCACGTTCAATTTTTGCATTGATATAATCAATTCCGCTTTCCACACTGTTATTTGCTTTCAGTCCGCCTGTAATTTCCTGTATTCTTTCACCGCCTGCAGGGTCGCAATAAACAGGGCACGACAGGGTCGCATTCATACCGTCGTTTATATCCCCACCATAGGTGGGAAGCCAACCTCTGGCTTCAAGTTCTGTGTTAAAACTTTTTGTTGTCATATTGAAAGCGCCATAATCACAAATGACATAAACAATATCGCCAACCCAACCAATCTTCACAAAAGTAATGTTCAGTCCAAAATCCTGTCCTGCAGCAATGCGGTCAAATTGTTCTGGCATATCAGCAACTTTGACAATCATTGTTTCGTCAAAGCGATCATAAATAACTCCGTCAGCCTTAACCCACAAACCGTCTCTAAACCTTGCTTTTTGTTTTTCTGGCAATGCGTCAAGAATGTCGGAAATATAATCCTCTGGTAAGTTTTCCTGATTATCCATTGGATTAAGTAACATAGATTGATAAAGCTCTGGTTTCTCCAATGGTTCACCAGAATTAAAAGTCTTTTTCAAAACAAAGATTTTATAAGCCCAATGCAAGGGGCTCCCTGGGTTACAGTCATAGAAAAATAAATTACGGCAACCCTGTGTTTTCATTGCAAGCCTTGAATAAGCTGTTGTAACTGCAATGTATGAAAGTTGGCTTATTTCATTAAAATAAATCGTATTGTATTCGTGTCCGAGTATTTTGTCCGCTTGCTCTTTATCGCCAAGACCGCCAATCCATATTTCTGATTTATTAAAAAGAGTTACTACGCTTTCGTGTGTCAGATATGTATAACCGTTTTTCCCGACAGTGTTATCAAGCCAAGGAAAAAGAGTTTCTCTCAAAACAGAAGAACGAGCATCTTTCGCTCTGTATCTGCAAATCAAATGCCTTGACCCTGCATACATCAAAGCACGAAAAATAATAGCCATTACAATTACGGTTGTTTTGCCAGAACGAGAGCCGCCAAAAAGCAGTAAATGTTTTCCACCGCCTTTAAGCAATGCAAGAGCTTTTTTCTGTACTGCAGTTGGTTTGAATACTACCGAAGTTCCCATATCTTAAAGCCCCTGAAAATCCGATACAAAATTAAATTCACCTTGTTTTGTTTCCGCTTTACCGTTAGGCGAAATAAGCCCTGCCATTTCTCTTTCTGTTTTAACCGCAACCTGTACCCAATCTGTTATAGTTCCCTGTGTCAAATCTTCGGGGTTCATTGTGTCAAGTTTTTTGTAAATAACATCAAGCATTTTTCCAGTAACTTTTCTGTGCATTTCTCCTTGCGCTTCAATCGTTTTGCGGACTTCGGTTTGTTTCATTTTTTCAATGTACTTGTCATAATCAACAACACGTTCACGCCAGCGGAATTTAGTTGACCAGTTAAGCCAAGTTTTATATTTTTTGTTTCGCACAGTTTCGTTTTTCTCTGTACTGTCTACAATCTTGCGTATACTTCTTTCATCTTCAAAATCTCTGTATTCACAAAAAGCAGAAAATGCCGCAGGAGTTTCCCCTGTTAATTGTTCCCAACTTTTGAAAGGCAACATTTCAGCTCTTGCCTGTTCGATAGTTTTATCAATGTCAGTCATTTTTTAACCTCATTGTTTGTAACATCCAATTCTTTTGTTTTTTCCAAAGTGTCTGTTTCCTCATTGAACAAATCAGCTTCGACAACATCAGGACATACAACAAAGTTTTTATCTCCGTTGTTATCAATCCATTTTTCAATTTCAGAAAGACGAAAACGAATAACACCCTTTATTTTGTGAAAAGGAATTTCACGGTTCAGAACCCAACGCCGTACGGTTTGTTCCGCAAGTTTCAAATAGTCTGCAAATTCCTCAATGGTTAAATAAGTTTCCAAGTCAACCCCTCTCAAAAACAAAATCTATAAATAAATATCCATTCTTCCAAAGCCGTTATATATAGGCGTTTTATGCAATTTTCAGGGCAGGGAAAAAGTCGGTTTTTGGGCAAAAAAAAGGCTTCCAAAGCAAATTACTTGCTCGGAAGCCTAATTTTCGGAATAGGGAAATACTATGTTTCTTTTTCCAGTTCGCTTTTCGGTTCTTTTGTCTGTTCTGCGGTAGTGTAAGTTATTTCTACAACTCTTCCACTATGCAATTTAATTGCCACAGACACAGTTCCAAACATCATTTCTGCAGCATTAGCAAGCAATCGGGCAACAATCTTTTCGGTTTTAGATTTTATCATTGTTTACCCTTTTTCTTGCTATGGGTATTATCATCAATCCATTTGTTTAGTACATCACGCTTAAAAAAAACTCTATTTCTCATTCTTGTCTTAGGAACATCAAGACGACCAAGAGTAGTCAAGCAAATACCCAAATATTCAGCAGCTTCTCTTCGGGTAAAAATATCAGGATTTCTAAAATGTCTATTCATTCTAATCTCCAGTAATGTAATTTATTAAATTTAAAATACATTTCACTGGTTCTGTTTTATATAGGCGTTTTATGCAAAAACAAACCCCCGATAATTCAGGGGTTTGTATGGTTATTATTTAAGCCGCTTCAATTGTGTATTCAATTTGTAAAACTGGCTCTGGTAATAACCCTGCAAAAGCTTCTTTCTGTTTTTCTTGTATAAGCTCTCTGTCTCCTACAATTTCGTGGTCGCTGTATAAATCAATCATTTCATCAGTTTTATGTCCTGTCTGTGATTTTAATAATCTTTTATCCAGTCTCTTGACCATATACGAAGTAAAGAAATGTCTCCAACCGTGAAAAAGATATTTTTTTGCTTCCTCTTTTGAAAAACCAATCTGTGTAAGTTCTTCCCTAAGAGCAATAAGAAGTAAGTCTGGTTGCATTGGTTGATCATCGTGAAATTCAGACCAGAAAACAAAACTATCAGGAGAAAAACCCCACGGATTACTTTTTGCCTGTTCAATTAACTTATTCATCAAAACAGGGAATGGTATCTCTACAGTTCTGGTTTCATTATTTTTTGGCAGTTTAATTTTATCAATTCTATTCCAAGACCCTCGCACATATAAACAGTCTGCTCCCAAATCCTGTACCCTTAAAGCCAGTATTTCTCCGCTTCTCATACCAGTAACAGAAGCCAACATACTAGCAGTTTTTGCCCTGTCATTTTTCCAAACAGTTCTAAACAATGCACCAACAGCAGTAGGCGTTAAGATAAACCGTTTCCGTTCTTCCCCTGTAAAAAGTAAATGCCCCAAAGTCGGATCATTTTCTATAATGCCTTTTGAAAACGCCCACCGTAGCGGTCTGGTTCCTGCCTTTATTACAGTATTTTTTCTGGAAGCGGAAATATCCTTATCTCCCACAAAATTAATAAAATTGTCTATATCTGCTGTTGTTATTTCTCCCAAATATCTACCTTCAAAAAATTGTTCCCAGTAAATATCAATAGCCTGTTTTTGTATTCTGCAATGCCTTTTATGAATACCGTGTTTTTTCCGCAGTTTTTCTTTAATGTATGAAGAACTATCCCAATCCCAAAAAGTATGCAGAAAGGATGTAAAAAGTTGAGCAGCAGGGGTTTCGTTAAATACAAAACTTTTTACCCAACTTAACCGCTTCATTTCTTTTAAGATAATCTCAACTTCCGTCAATGATTTAATTTTCCGAACCATATCTTTTAACGATAAGTCCTGAACCGTTACAGATTTTTGTTTCTGCGGTATACCTTCACGCAACATTGTAAAAGAAACCTGTAAGGCTTCCTCGTGCGTTTTCTTCCCTGTAGAAACTGGGGGGAGATACTTTCCGTCTTTATCTTTGAAAGACACCGAATAGCAGGCTCTATCAGCCCTCTTAAAAATGGAAAATGGGTAAGCGTTCATAGCTATCACCTCATAAACCAGCAATTAAACTGGTATATGCCAGTTTATGTGCCAGTTGTAATAAAATGATTATTATAAACGCCTTTTGTAATGGTAGTTTATAAGCTAACTCCATATAACATATAGAGTTAGCTGTTTTCCCCAGGGAAGATTTGAACTCCCACAAGCAGATCCAGAGACTGCCGTGCTACCATTACACAACCGGGGATTGTATTTATATATAGTAAGAAATCCGGCAGATTTTGTCAATATCTGAACAAGTGTTTTTATCCATCAATCGGATTGTTTTCTAATGAATTCTTCTACAATAGTCACAATCTTTTTTATTTCTCCGTATAAAAGATTCATTGATATTTCATCTAAAAGCTCATTTACAACATGCGGCCACATTTTGCTTTTCAGCTGATCCAGCGCAGTTTTGGCGGCTTTTTTTTGCATACTTACACATGCTGTTTTTATTTCGGACAGTTTTTCTGTCAGAAAAATCCTGTCTTCATCAGATATATCATCATTGTTCTTTGTTTCTTCCGGTTTGTGTTTCTCAAGTAATGTATGAAGCGTATTTATAAATTCTGGTGTACCGGCAGATATTTCTGTTATATCACAGGCAGCTCCTGCCCGTTCCAATTTAAGCGCGGCAGCGGAAACTTCAGCTTCATCGATATTCAATAAAGCGCTTTTCAAACCATGTACGGTTGTAGTAAACAGGCTTAAATTCGCAGCAGCAGCTTCGTCATTGCGATCATTCAGTTTTGGCAGTATATCTTCCAGGACGGCTAGAGCTTTTTTAA